TAGCTACATCTGACATAGTTGCCGATATGAACTTACTTGCTACTTCTAGCAATATTACAGCAATGGCAAACTTAGGTGTGTCAAGTGTTATAACTAATATGTCTAATTTAAACGCTAGTGGAGTAATTACAAACATAGGTACAGTAGCTGGATCAATTTCAAACATAAATACAGTTGCAGCTGCTGATAGTAATATTACAGCTTTAAATGCAAGTGGAGTAATTGCAAATATAGCTACTGTTGCTGGTGCTAATAGTAATATTTCTACTGTAGCAACAAATATAAATTCTGTAAACTCATTTGCTGAACGATACAGAATTGCATCTTCAGCACCATCTTCTTCTTTAGATGAAGGTGATTTATATTTTGATACAACAACAAACAAGCTTAATGTTTATTCTGGTTCTTCTTGGGTAACCACAGGAGAAGCCGCACAAAGATCAGTAACAACTCACAATGTTACATCTGCTGGCACACAAACAATTAGTGTTAGTTACACTGTTGGTTTAGTTGATATT